AGCCAGAGTTCCCAACAGCCGGTGGATCAGGAATTGATGCACAAACTGTTGATTTTGAATTTACTGTTTCAGGTGGAGCAGTAACCGAAACATTTAGTTAAGAAATAAAACGGGAGCAAAAAAATGAAAAAAACAATTACAATTTCATATAACTCAGGTGAGCAAGCAACTTATACCGCCCAGACACCTGAGTTTTGTAAATGGGAAAAGGAAACAGGAAAAACCATTGTGGACATGCAAAAAAACATGGGACTATGGGATTTAATGTTTTTGGCTTATCACGCTCACAAAAGGGAACTGGGTGGAAAACCAGTTAAACCAATTGATGCGTGGATTGAAACTGTTGCTGATTTTAATGTTGAAGTCGGTGATGCAGACCCAAAAGCCACCCAGTAGGAAGCCTAAATCGATTATTGGTTGAGTTGGCAATAGCCACACAAATACCAATGAAAGAATGGGTTGATGCAGATGATGTTTATACAGCTATAGAAGTATTGGAGCAGAGGTATGGCAAGTGAAACAATCGCCTATAACAAAAAAGACCTACGCGACATTTACAAGGCTTTCAAACTTATGGATGAACAAGCTACTGATGAAGCACGCCGTCAATCTGCTGCTCTGGCGTATTTTGCATCTGAGGAAATTAAACAGGCAGCTAGAACTAGAACAAAGGCTGGCAAAGTTGCGGAGAGAGTCGCGGATGGCGTTAGCATCTCTAAGTCAAGCAAGATCGGTGAATTCAGTTATGGATTCGCACGCCAAAAGTTTTCAGGTGGTGCTACTACACAAACCCTATGGGGTGGCATTGAGTTTGGTTCAAATAAATTCAAACAGTTCCCTGCATATTCTGGAAGGCAAGGTCGTGGATCTCGCGGATGGTTCATTTATCCAACCCTTCGCAGAATTCAGCCTGAATTGATTAATAAGTGGGAACAAAGTTTTGATCGCATCATTAAGGAATGGGTCTAATGGCTACAGGTAATCGCACATTAAAATTATCAATTCTTGCCGATGTTGATGATCTAAAAAAGAAATTAGGCGATGCTGATAAAGCCGTTGAAACTAATTCAAGCAAGATTTCAGAGTTTGGAAAAAAGGCTGCTGCTGCTTTTGCCGTAGCTGCTGCTGCTGCCGTTGCCTATGGCACTAAATTAGCCATTGATGGGGTCAAAGCGGCGATAGAGGATGAGCAGGCACAGTTAAGGTTGGCTGCTGCATTAAGAACCGCCACAGGGGCTACAGAAGGCCAAATAAGGGCAACTGAGGACTTTATCCTTCAGACATCTTTAGCAACAGGTGTGGCCGATGATCAATTGCGTCCAGCGATGCAAAGATTGGCAGTATCTACAAAAGATACAGGCGAGGCTCAGAGATTATTAGCTCTTGCTTTAGATATCTCAAAAGGTCGTGGATTAGATCTTGAACAAGTTGCCAATGCTTTAGGTCGTGCTCAAGATGGTAATACTGCATCACTTGGCAGATTAGGACTTGGCTTATCAAAGACAGAGTTAGCCACATTAAGTTTCACAGAAATTCAGACAAAATTATCTGATCTTTATGGTGGCGCAGCAGCTACAAATGCTGAAACATTTCAAGGCAAAATTGATCGCTTAAAAGTAGGATTTGATGAAGCAAAAGAAAGTTTGGGCGTTGCATTATTGCCAGAAATAGAAAAATTTATTCAATATCTAAACGATACAGGCATCCCAACATTAAATGGATTTATTGCAGGATTGACTGGAAATGAAGGATTGAGTGCTGGACTTGCGGAAACTCAAAGAGGTGCTGAAACCTTTGGAAAAGCAATTGGATCAGTTATCGGCATAATTCAAGGATTTATTACATTTTTAAGGGAAGCAATTGGCTTAGTCGTATCTTTGGCAAATGAACTTATTAGAGTTGTTAATATAATTCCAGGAGTTAATATCGGATCAATCCCAAATCCTGCTCCATCAGCTAGCAGATCATCATTACCATCAGTTCCAAAAGGTGGATCAAACTTTACTTATGGTGCAGGTAATCCAGCAGTAACTAACATTTATGTAAGTGCAATTGATGGTGAAGGCGCAGCAAGAGCTGTTGGAAAAGTAGTTAATCAAAGCGCAGCTAGAAGCGTGCCAGTATTTAGTGGAAATGGAATTAGACTAAATTGACAGCATGGACTCCAGATTGGAAATTAACTGTCGGTGGGGTCGATTATACTGACATAGCAATTAGCGATATTCAGCATCAAGCTGGTCGTGATGATATTTATACTCAGCCAAGCCCATCTTATATTCAAATTAGCCTAGTTGCATTAAATGGTCAAACATTACCTTTTGACATAAATGACAGTTTAGATTTACAAGTCAAAGATAGTTCAGCTGCTTATGTAACAATCTTTGGTGGAGATATTACTGATGTAACTGTTGCGGTCGGTGCAACTGGTTCAATTGGAACAGTTATTGAATACACATTAATTGCTATGGGCTCACTTGTCAAATTAGCCAAAGAAATTTGGGATGACAATATCTCACAGGCTGAGGATGGCGATCAAATCTATAACATCCTTTCTAGCGTATTACTTGGAACTTGGAATGATGTTCCAGCAGCTACTCAATGGTCAACTTATAATGCAACTGAAACTTGGGCAAACGCAGTTAATTTAGGATTAGGTGATATTGATCAACCCGGCCTTTACACAATGACTGCTCAATCAACTACAGTAGATACTATTTACAACATTGTTTCAGATATTGCCAATTCAGCTTTCGGATATGTTTTCGAAGCCAATAATGGGGATATTGGGTATGCCGATGCAGACCATAGACAAAATTATCTGCTTACAAATGGTTATGTTGAATTAGATGCAGGCCATGCTTTAGGTGCTGGCTTATCAACTGTTATGAGATCATCAGATGTTAGAAATGACATATACATAAATTATGGCAATAATTACAATTCACAGGTTACAGCTAGCGATGCAACATCAATTGCAACTTATGGATACAAAGCCGAAACTATCAATTCTAGGGTACAAGGTGCTGTTGATGCTCAGGCAATTGCTGATCGCTATATTGACCAAAGAGCTTACCCGCAGCCAGCATTTCAATCAATAACATTCCCAATAACTAACGCAGAAATTGATGACGCTGATCGTGATGACCTATTAGGCGTATTTATGGGAATGCCGGTTGATATTAGAAATTTACCAAGCCAAATATCAGGGGGCACATTTCAAGGATATGTTGAGGGCTGGCGTTGGAGTACAAGATTCAATGAGCTATTTTTAACAATCAATGTTTCACCGACCGCATTTAGCCAAGTAGCGATGCGTTGGAATACCATGCCAATAACAGAGGCTTGGAACACAATAGACCCAACATTGACTTGGGAGTACGCTACAATAGTAGCCTGATAGGAAAAGGATAAAATGCCAACTACCACAAACTTTGGATGGACAACACCAGCCGACACCGATCTTGTGAAAGATGGTGCAGCAGCAATTCGCACTTTAGGATCAGCAATTGACACATCATTACTTGATCTCAAAGGTGGAACTAGCGGTCAATATTTAACTAAAAATTCCAATACAGATTTAGATTATGCTTGGGTAACTTTATCCGCTGGTGGAATGACTTCACTTGCAAGTGGTACATTAAGTGGCACTGCTGTAAATTTAACATCTATTAGTGGGTCATATAATAATTTAGTTTTAGTACTAAGAGACTTTTATCCTACAAGCGGTGGTTCGGGAGTTAGATTAAGATTAAACAATAATTCTACTGCAAATAATTATATTTATACCAAAATAAGATCTAATAATACAACTTTAGTTAATATATCTGAACCTGAATTTTTCTTTGATGATGCAGCAGTTGGGCCAAGTTTATCTGACAAAGATCAACATGCTGTTTTTATCTTAAGAGATTATGCAAATACAACAACAAAAAAACTTTACGATTATAATTTTGTTTATCAAACAACAAGTTCAGTAGATGTAAATGTTGCTGGATTTGGTGCTTTCAAAAGTGCTGGTGCAATTACAGAAATAAATTTAGCCGCAGTTACAGGCAACCTTGCAGGAACTTATGTATTATACGGAGTTAAATAATGACTAAATCAAAGCCACAAATTAAAGTTGTTAATGTTGAAACTGGCGAGGAAATTGTCAGAGATGCTACGGCTGAAGAAATTATTCAATTAGAAATTGATGCAGCCAATGCAGAAGCAAAAAAAGCAGAAGCCCAAGCAAAGGCTGCTGAAAAGCAAGCATTACTTGACAAACTTGGCATTACTGCTGATGAAGCAAAATTGTTACTTGGCTAATGAAGCCTTGGCTATCTAAAGCGGCCGTTCAATTTAGAAAACAAGTTGATGACTGCTACCCCGACAGGAATCGTAAAAGTGATGGATGGGTGGCTTCTTTGGCACACTTATCACGAGCATCAAAATCCGATCATAACCCAGATGCAAAAACAGGATGCGTGCGTGCTCTCGATATTACTGCTCGGTTATCTGACGACAAAAGGCTTCCAGAATATTTGGCAGATCAAATTAGACTCTATGGGAAATCTCAAGGCCGCATTAGTTATGTAATATTTAACGGCCGTATTGCATCGCCAATTCTTGGCTGGCGCTGGCGTAAATATAAAGGTGCGTCAAAACACACACATCATTTACATATTAGTTTTAAAAAAGATCAAGATCATAACTCAGCCGAGTTTGACATCCCACTACTGAAAGGCAACGAATGAAAATCACAAAGAAGCAAAAGGCAATTTTAAAGTCATACCTAAGAGGCGTGCTTGTATCATTTTTGACATTTCTTGCCAGTAATGAATTAGGACTTGATCCTGTTGTATCAGTTGCAATTGCAGCATTCGCTGGACCTGCAGCAAAAGCCTTAGATCCTAAATCAGGCTATGAAGTTGATTATGGAATCAATGCGAAATGACACCGACAGAATGGGCTGGATTTTTCGCTGGCGTTTGCGCCGTTGCAACAAGCGTATTTATTGGTTTGAGATACCTTGTTAAAGGTTGGCTTAACGAATTAAGACCAAATGGTGGCAGTTCAATGAAGGATCAATTAAATCGACTTGAAAAGCGTGTCGATGACTTATTTACTTTAATCAGCAAGTCATAATTTAATCATGGCGAACACACGAAAACGCACACCACGCAAAAAGGTTAATCGGAGAGTAGTTCGCCACACTCCTGAGCCATTAAGTAAAATTGATCAACATTACATGGCTTTACACGAATGCTACAAAGCAGCTAGAAAAGCAGGATTTACGCCTGAACATGCTTTTTGGCTTATGACTGAACATAAAACGTTCCCTGATTGGATTGTAGGCGATGGCGGGATCATTCCTTCCATAGATCCAACTGACGATGAGGATGACGATTAAGCGATACTTAGTAATAAGTGATTTGCAAATTCCATACCACCATGAAACAGCTGTTAAGAATGTCATTAAGCTGGCTCGAAAAGAAAAGTTTGATTCAGTTTTATGTGTGGGTGATGAGATTGATTTTCAAACCATTTCTCGATGGGCTGAAAAAACACCTTTGGCTTATCAACAAACCCTTGATGATGATAGGACAGCAACTCAAGAAATCCTTTGGGCTTTAACTGAGAATGCTAAAGAGGCTCATATTGTCCGCAGTAATCATACTGATCGCCTATATAACACTTTATTAAAAGTACCTGGCTTAATTAGCTTACCTGAGCTGCAATACTCCAAGTTCATGGATTTCGATTCTTTAGGCATAACTTTCCACAAATCATTTTACGAATTTGAAAAGGGTTGGATCTTGGCTCATGGCGACGAAGGCAACTCAAATCCTAATGCCGGAATGACTGCCTTAAATTTAGCCCGCAAAACGGGCAAATCTTGCGTTATTGGGCACACGCATCGCTTGGGCATGAGTGCCTATTCTGAGGGCATAGGAGGCCATTACAGGCCTTTATATGGCGTTGAGGTAGGAAACCTAATGAACAAGGCAAAAGCCTCTTATACGCGAACTGTGGCCAATTGGCAGATGGGTATTGCTATCCTTGAATGGAATGGCAAAAACATGACACCTACGATTATTCCTATCAATAAAGATGGATCATTTACAGCTCTAGGAAAGAGTTATGGGGCGTGAAACCGATTATCGGGATAGGACGATTGATGATCATATCGACGATTTTGAGGATATTAGCGTTATCTAATCGTTATAAACGACACGCTAAGAAATGGTTTAACTGTCGGTAAATATCGTCATACTAATCCCAACGCAAACAAATGTTTTGCGGAACGGGAGCAACAAATGGAAACAGCAATTTATTTATGTATTGGGTTTATTACCCTTTATTGGTTTGTAGCCTTAAAAATAGAGGATCGCAAACAAACACATTA